CCTGAATCGAGGCTGGCGGTTCATCGTCAACCCGGATCACCTCGCGGACGTGGATATTGCTGTCGCGTTCCGTGGTGGTCGGTGGAACGGCTACGTACAGCAGCACTGGAAGTCGAATGTAAAGCTGGCAAACGCGCACGCGAGCGGAACACCGTTCGTTGGGCAGCGCGAATGCAGCTACGTCGAGACTTCAACCGGGGCTGAATACTGGGCCGAAAACCGCAGTGAACTGAAGACCGCATTCGATTGGCTCGATCCGCTGGAGTCCCGTGAAGAGATACATAAACGGTTCGTCGCTGAGGCGTACTCAATCCATGCGGCAGCTTCAGACCTTCGCAGGTTCCTCAGTGAGTTGTGATTGCGAGATCATTGTTGACGAGCAGATGTCTTCTCGTGGCAAGAAGATGCTGAACTCGATGGCAAGCATCGCGAGCCGATGCGGAATCAATGTCATTTGCTCGACCGATTGGAGAGGCGCAGCAGAGTGGTTGATGGTCTACGGGATCGGGCATCAGGGGCGCAGACCGTGGATCGAGAAGCACATCGAATCTGGTGGACACATGATCGGGTGGGACTTGGGCTACTGGCTCAGGCATGCGCCGATTGGGTTCCACATGCGATTGACGATTGACCACGATCATCCATGGAGAATGATCGAGCCTGAGAACCCGCAGAGGTTGGCGAACACGAGCATCAAGCTTCGTGAAGACGCCGATCCGAACGGGCCAATCGTTCTCTGCGGACTCGGGCCAAAGCAGCGAGCATGGAAGCGGTTGCAGATATGCGAGTGGGAGGAGCGGACGTTGCGTGATCTGCGCGCCAAGTTCCCGAACCGAGAGATCGTCTATCGTCCGAAAATTCCGGACGAGCGACTGCATGACCTTGAGGTGATGACGGGTTCGATTGAGGAGGTGCTGAAGGGCGCTTCTCTGGTCGTCTGCCAGCACTCGAACGTCGCGGTGGATGCGTGCATCGCTGGAGTGCCGGTGATATGCGAGGACGGGATTGCCTATGCGCTGTACCGGCACGGTTCGAACCCGACGCGAGAGCAGAGGCTGGACTTCCTGCGGTCGCTCGCACATTGGCAGTACACGCCAGCGGAATCGCATCTGGCATGGGCATTCATCAAGAGGAAGTTATGCGAGTCAACTTCGGTTGTGGCAAGGCAATCCGAGACGGATGGTTCAACATCGACGCGGAGCGTCATCCCGGCGCAACCAGAGACCCTGAACTTATCTTCCAGTTGAGGTTCAGTGGCGGGAAGTTGATCGAACAGATTCCGCTGGAAGACGGATGCGCTGAAGAGATTGAGGCCATCCATGTGATCGAGCACTTCCAGCGCTACAACGTGGACGCGGTTCTGGAAGAGTTCAGACGGCTGTTGGCGAAGAAAGGGCGATTGGTTCTTGAGCTACCGAACCTGCGCGCTGCGGCATGGAATCTGTTGAACGGTGGTGATAAGCGTTCGTCTCTGGATGCGATCTACGGATCGGACAAGGACGACGGTACGTTCATGTCGCACCTGTACGGCTACACCCCGGAGTCGCTGGCGAAGCTTCTCGGGGAACACGAGTTCAAGCACATTCACGTCATGGAGCCGCAGACGCACGGCAAGCGGCTACATCGGGACATGAGGTTCGAGGCGCGGAAATGAGAATCTTCATCGGCTATGACAATCGGGAGAACGAAGCGTTCGAGGTTGCGCGTAGCACGGCGCAGTCGTTCGGTTGTCAGGTCACGCCGATCTATGAAGACCAGTTGCGCGCTCAGGGATTACTGACGCGACCAGTGGACCGGCGCGGAGGGATGTTCGATCTGGCAAGCTCGGCTCCGCAATCGACGCAGTTCGCGATCAGCCGGTTCTTCGTGCCGCTGCTGGCGCACTCGGGCTGGTGCCTGTTTACGGACTGCGACGTGGTGTTCCTGCGCGATCCGAAGGAACTGCTGAAGCGCGCCGATGATCGGTTCGCTGTGATGGTGGTCAAGCATCCGTCGCTCGATAGTGTCGATGATAAGATGGATTCACAGGTACAGACGCTATACAAAAGGAAAAACTGGAGCAGCGTGATGCTGATCAACTGCGATCACCCCGGCAATCGTCGTCTGAACCTTTCGACGCTGAATCAGTGGCCCGGTCGCGATCTCCATGCGTTCTCATGGCTCGCTGATTCCGAGATTGGGGAACTGAGTCAGGACTATAATTGGCTGGTCAACGTGCGTCTGCCGCCAGCGAATCCGGCAATCGCCCACTTCACTCTGGGTGGACCGTGGATTCCCGGCTGGGAAGGCAAGCCGTATGACGAACTGTGGATCAAGGCGCAGCGAGAGCATTCGCAGAGAGTCGTCGAGGTCGTGTGATGCGGGTGGCGATACTGGCAAGCGGCGAGAGCATGTCTCAGGAGGTCGCGGACTCGGTTCGCGGCGAGTACACGGTTCTGGTCGTGAACAACGTCTACCAGTTGGCTCCGTGGGCTGATGGGCTTGTGGCGAACGACCACGACTGGTGGCGCGCACACAAGGACGCTATCAAGTTCGATGGGCGCAAGTTCAGCAGCAACAACATCGTTGGCGTCGAGCGCGTGTTCTCGGACTACGTGACGAGTCAGTCGAGTTCCGGTGTTCTCTCGCTGGAAGTGGCGCGCAGCCGCTACTTCGCGAAAGAGATTCACCTGTACGGATTCGACAACAAAGGCTCGCACTACTTCGGGCAGCATGTCGCTCCGTTGAACAACACGACGGCTGGTCGGTTCGAGATATTCCAGCACCAGTTTAAGGCAATCGGTGAGTTCCTTTCCAAGTGCGGAGTCAAGGTGATCAACAAGACACCGGGTTCCGCATTGCGCGCATTCCCTTTCGAGTAGACAACATGCCTGTTGATGTACAAGTAACCGGGCTGAAAGAACTTCAGCAGCGGTTGCAGCAAATATCCGACACGGTGGGTGGCAAGCAAGCCGCGAAGCCGGTCGTGCATGCACTGCGTCAGGCGGGCAAGCTGATTCAGACGAGCGCGATCAATCTGGTACACAAGAAGTCGGGAACGCTTGCTGCGAACATCATCGTTACGCACCCGAAGACTCGGGTTGCTGGCGTTGAGAAGATCACCGTGACGATCCGTGCGAAGGCGAAGAAGTATGCGGACAACGCGGGTAACCGGCGCAAGGGTCGAGCCGGTGGGAAATACAAGGACTATGGCCCGCTATTCTATGCGCGGTTCCTCGAGTTCGGGACATCGCATCAGCCACCCTACCCATTCTTGCGTCCGGCATTTGAGTTCAACAAATCCGATTTGCCTGAAGTTTTCGCTGATAGCCTGAGCAAATCTCTCGACAAGTTGGAATCTCCAAAGTGATACCGAACTTCACGGCGACGCTTCTGGGCAACAATGCGATCAATACGGCTGTTTCCGGGCGCGTGTACCGGACCGCTGCACCACAGAGTCCAGCGATACCTGAGTCACCGCTGATTGTCTGGTCGATCATCTCGGGTGTTCCGGAGAACTACCTTCAGGAGGAGCCTGACATTGACGACGCACGGTTCCAGTTTGACTTCTATGCTCTGGCGCAGTCTACGGCGCGGCAGCTTTGTGAAGCCGCTCAAGCGGTTCTGGAGCCTCTTGGTTATATTGTCATGGGTCCGATGGAATCGCGGGAGGAAGATACGCTTCTCTGGCGCTGGACATTCGATCTCGAAACTTGGACGCAGAGGTGAACACTGGGCCACTTCGGGCTTGACCCGTGGTGAATAGTCCAGCCGCGACGTGGGGCGCATGCTCCCCAGTCGCCCGGTAACTGAGCAATTCGGTAGCAAGGAAATCCGGCGCGGGCCACGGCGATACGTGGCACTGAATTCTTGCGGAGCGCTCCGCACGAAAACGACCGTGGGCAAGAGCGGTTGAACTTGCCGAAAGGCTTTCACCATCGATGGAGTAGACACAAATGGCACAGAAAACCAAGGGTACAGAGCTGTGGATGCTCCGTCCCGATTCCCACGGGTACACGGTCATCAAGATCGGTTGCCCGACTGGTATTACGGGAGTCGGTGGAGCGAAGACGCAGATTCCGACGACGTGTCTGGACGACACCGAGATGACGTTCCTCGCTGGCTTCGGTCAGCCCGGACAGGTCACGGTCAATCTGGACTTCGATCAGACGAAGATCAGTCATCAGCAGTTGTTCGCGTTCAACGAACTGGGTGACACGCTCAAGTGGGTCATCGGTTTCAGCGACGGCACGGCTGCACCGACGATCAACTCGGCTGGTGTCGAGTCGTTTCCGTCTTCGCGCACGTATCTGGCGTTCGACGGCTACATCGCTGATCTTCCGTTCGACTTCGCGATCAACTCGGTCACGAAATCGACCATGCAGATTCAGCGCAGCGGCTCGCGTACCCTCCACATCAAGACGTAAGCTCGGCAACGGCAAGCAAC